GCTGTAGGACTGACCAACAAAGCACCCGCCGTGACTCTTGGCTCGGTAGACTGACCAGCCCAGGGAGTTGGCGATATCCTTGGCGGTGTCATAGTCCTCATCGAACGCCAGGAAATGCAGGATATAGCGAGGGTTGCCGTTGACGTCATTATCGACGCGCTGCATCTGCTTTTCGATCTGCTTGGCGTCAGTGCCGATCGGGTCGATGTCGGCGTCCGGGTGGATCTTGATCTCTGGCAGCGTGAGAACGTCTAAGATCGCCTGGATCTCTCCGATAACCTCCTCGAGCTGGTCGATACTGGAACGCTTGCCGATGATTGGAGTGGTTTGACTGCTCATGTTGTGATCTCCGTAATAGTTGTTTGTTTAATAGTCCAAAATGGATGGACCAACCGAATCTACTACGGCGAAATAGCGGTGTCAACATATCGTAATTAAATTATTTATCTCGAGTTTAAACGCTGGTCTTTACTGGCTTTATGGTTGACAATCAACAGCGGGCAAAGCTCCGTCTGCGATTCTCATGGCGCGGATGGAAACCTAGTCCGTTGTGAACCTCCTAAAAGTATTTCTGCCCCGCCTTGTGCGGGGCTTTTTTTTGCATCCGAAAAGGTATGGATCATGCTCAGACTGATGATTGCTGCGCTGGCGCTCAGCACTGCCCAGGCGTCCGCGGAGACGGTGATTAACTATGATGACGGCTCGACCTACACGCTGACCGAAGGTCAAGAAATCTATATCAGCACTCCGCATAGCACTCTGTTCAAGCGGCAGTTGCTGAACAATAAAGACACGTTTTTCCGCGCCCAGAAGCCTTGGTCTGGACGGGACTATGTGCCCACTGAGGCAGATGAGTACGCGGTCGGATCGCACGCCTGGTGCGAGGCGTATATCCCATGGTCGGAGGGCCTAACCTTCGACATGATTACCTGGCAGCGTTACTGCGACACTAACGGTGATGGCGTTTACGACGAGAATGACGCCGGCTGGGAAGGCTAGTGACTGACGCCCGGGTTCAAGGTCTGCTCAAAAAGCACAACCTCCAGGGCGTCAACAAACCCAAGCGCACGCCCGGCCATGCGACCAAAAGCCATATGGTGCTGGCTAAGGAAGGCGATCAGACAAAGCTGATCCGGTTCGGCCAGCAGGGGGTTAGCGGGGCGGGCAAAAGCCCTGACAGCGCCGCTGATAAGGCCAGGCGCAAAAGTTTCAAGGCTAGGCACGCCGGCAACATTGCCAAAGGCAAGATGAGCGCGGCCTACTGGGCCGATAAGGTGAAGTGGTAATGGGATCCTCCCGGGTCGAGGGGTTTCTAATAGGCGCTGCGGCCGCTGTTGCTGTGGCATTGTGGCTTGTCACGGTAGCCGTGATGGGCAGTATGTTATTGATATCTAGGATATTTATCTGATGCCAGGATTACTCAAGCGCCCTGGGCTATACGCCAATATCCACGCCAAGCGGGAGCGGATCGAGCGCCAGAAGGCGGCTGGTAAAACCCCGGAGCGGATGCGTAAGCCAGGGAGCAAGGGAGCGCCGACCGATGAGGCGTTCGAGAAGTCGAAGAAAACCGCGAAGCGATAGGTAACTAATGGCTGGCATGGGGGCAAGTCAGGATCCCGACCTATTGGCGCGGGTGAAACAATTCGAGGGATATCGGCGGCACGCTTATCGGTGCAGCCTGGGACATCTCACGATCGGCTACGGCACGATGATCGAAGAGGGCGGGCACGGCGTCCCGTCCTACATTGCCGAGCTTCTGCTGCGGGATTACTTGCAGACGATCGAGACGCGCTTGAAGGCGCACGATTGGTTCGGAGAGCTCAGCACCCCCCGCCAGCACTGCATCCTCGAAATGGCCTATCAAATGGGCGTCGAGGGTGTTCTGGGCTTTGAGAACATGATCGAGGCCATAAAGCGCAGCGACTGGGTGCAAGCCGAAGCGGAGGCGCTGGATAGCCTATGGGCTAAACAGACACCCGCCAGGGCCCGGGACGTTGCGGAGCGGCTAAGGCAGGGCTGACCCGGTGGATCGCTACGAATATCTGCGGCCATACGCAGAAACCGAGCGCCAGCTAGAAGTGCTCGACGCGCTACTTGAATCCAAGTCAGCCGGCGAGGCAGCAAAGTGGCTAAACGTCACTGAGCGCAATGTGATGAAACTGCTCCAGAGGCTGAAGGCTCAAGCCGCTGCGCGAGGCATAGCCCCCGACCAGGACATGACTCACGAGACGGCTGAGGGCTTTGTCGTAAAGGGCACCTCGACGCTTTATGGCGAGGATGGGGATGTCAGGGCTCAGTGGGTTAAAACCCAGCAGGGGCCCGCACAGGCGCTCTCAGAGATGCGTGAGGCCATTGCCGAGGCGATGGATGACTACAAGGGCGTATACCGCCCCAGGAAGGCACCGAAATCCGACACTGGCGAGCTTCTGGCCTGCTATGTCATGGGCGATCCCCACATTGGCTGTTATGCCCATGCGGAGGAAGCCGGGGAAAACTTTGACGTCAAGATAGCCCGCGAGGATCTGCTTAACGCTACCTCCCGGCTAGTGGCAGTAGCGCCCAAGACTGACCACGCATTGATCGCGAACCTGGGTGATTTTTTCCACGCTGACAACAGGGGTAACACCACAACCCGGGGCACCCCGGTGGATGTGGATACTCGATGGCCCCAGGTCTTGCAGGCCGGCTGTATGCTCATGGTGGATCTAATCACCCTGGCCTTATCGAAGCACCCGCGTGTATCGGTGGTGAATTGCATAGGCAATCACGACGATCACACCAGCGTGATGCTGAGCGCCTTTTTGGCCGCTTACTTCCATGCTGAGCCGCGGGTCGAGGTATTGCCGACCACAAACAAGTTTCACTATTTCGAGCACGGCAAAACGCTGATTGCCTGTACCCACGGCGATACGATCAAGCTGCAAGCATTGTCGGAAATTATGGCAACGGATAAGCCTCATCTTTGGGCCAAGAGCCAGCACAGATATTGGTATACGGGACATATCCATCACACTACCCGGCAGGAGCTTAGGGGCAGTGTGGTTGAGTCATTCCGCACCCTGGCCGCTAAGGATGCCTGGCACATGAATTCGGGCTACCGATCGGGCCGCGATATGTACTGCATTGTTCACGATAAAGAATATGGCGAAGTAGAGCGCCACCGCTGCGACATCCGGCGAGCCCGGGACAATGGGTAATTTGGTTGGCATCGAGGGCGGCAAGGCAAAGGCAGTAAAGATTGAGCTCGAAGTGGTCGAGTGCGGTAACTGCGAGTCAGCAATATTTTCTTGGAAGGTAGACGCCAACAATCCTAAGCAGCACGTAATTTCATGCTGCGTGTGCGGTTATCTGTTTCCAGTGCTCGAAGCCGAGGAATCTAACGTGTTTGCGGAGTTTGAGGGAGAAGGCGAGTAATGGCGCTAGGGTCACTCATAGGTAAAATTTTCGGCTCGGAGAAGGCCATTGGTGCGGCCGTATCGGGCATATCGAATAGCTTGGACGCCCTGGTCTATACCGACGAGGAAAAGGCTAACGATGCCGCTGTTGAACGCCAAAAGGCCCGGGCGATGGTTATTGATTGGATGCAGGCCACAAGCGGCCAGGCATTGGCTCGCCGGCTGATAGCCTGTGCCATTACGTTTATTTGGTTACTGCAATACATATTTGGATGGGCAATGGTCACGGGCGCTGTGTTTAGCGATCCTGAGATCGCTGCCCGGATGCAGGAAGCGAGCGAGATCACCCAAGCCCATGCGGACAGTATGACCGGGGCGGTAATGCTGATTCTGAGCTTTTATTTTGCGGCACCGCATCTCGACAAGGTTGTGGGCCCGGCAATGGAACGATTTGCGAAAGGCGGTAGCAAGTAATGAGACTGGATCCCTCGATTAGCTGGGGCGACATAGCGATGACCGCCGGCCTAGTGTTCTCGGGGGTTGTGGCGTTTACGTCAGTATCTGAGGGCGTAACGCTAAACACGGCCAGCATCCGGGTAGTCGAGCGCGATGTTCAGCAGCTCGCCGAAAGTCACCGTGAGCAGTTACAGGAAGAGAAGGCCGATCGCGAGCAATTGCGCCAAGAAATGCGCGAGGATCTGCGGGCTATCTCTGACAAGCTGGATTTGTTAATGCAAAGGAGTATTGAGAATGGCTAGCACAATGGGCCGCTCTGCGTATGGAGGGGCACAACGAATAGATATGCAGGCCCCGCAGGCCCCTACGGCGCCAAACGCGCAGGGTGCCGCCGTTGCAGGGCAAGACCGTGTACTCAATGGATTAACTGCTAGTGCCCAGCAAGTTATGGGCGTACCGCGTACCCCGGTCAAAGGATTATTGAACCGCATGGTTCCGTCGCCAAATGGCCAAATGCAGCGATCGGCTCCGATGGCTCCGCGCGTCCTGGCTACCCCAGGCGGGCCTATGGGAATGGGTTATGCCAGAAACGTGGGATGACGAATACGACGATTACGACGAGTCGTTTGAAGAAGTAATCGAGGAAGGCCCCAAAGAAAAGAAAAAGCGCGGGCGTCCAAAGGGCAGTTTTAATAAGTCTTCACAAGCTCAGATCGACCGGGTGTGTGCTGATGGCGGGCTATCCCCCCTTGAGTATCTCGCGTCGATCTACCAAAACGAGGCAGAGGATATTCGTTATCGGATAGACGCTGCTAAAGCCGCCGCACCTTACGTCCATGCCAGGTTGTCATCGACGGAGATTAAGGCCGCATTGACTGAGGTAACCCAAGAGGAATGGCTACAGAGCTTGAGCTGACCCGGCTCAAACTAAAAGATGATTTCGAGTTTTATGCCCGGAATTGTTTAGCGGTACGGTCAAAGTCTGGTGAAGTTAAGTCCCTGGTGCTGAACCAGGCCCAGCGCTATATCCATAGCTGCATCGAGGAGCAGAAGCGCGAAACCGGCCAGGTGAGGGCGATCATACTCAAGGGCCGACAGCAGGGCGTATCGACCTATGTTGAAGGGCGGTACTACTGGAAAACTACGCACAGAAAGGGCGTCCGGGCGTTCATATTGACGCATGAGGCTGATTCGACCTCGGCGCTGTTTGAGATGGTGGAGCGTTATCACCAGTCGGCCCCAAACT